TATGCTCTTCTAAAATTTTCAAAGCTTTCAAAACTGACTTTTTCCGTAACCTATTCCGTAACCTATCAAATTCTTCTTTTAGCTCCGGTTTATTTTCTATCCACTTATAATTATTTTCTATCCACTTATAATATGTTGATACACTAATCTTAGCATAATAACACGCCTCTTTGATAGTTCCGTCCATTGCAAGTATTTGCATTAGCTTTCGTATCTTGTCATCAGTCATTGTTGGTCGGCCATGTGGGCGCTTTTTTATTTCTACCATATGATTTCCTCTCCATTTTTAATTACTGTTGTGTTCCCGGTGTATTCTAAATATCTTGTAACTATAACGTCAACGTATTTCGGGTCCAGTTCCATCATGAAGCATTTTCTTTGGGTCTTTTCGGCCGCTATTAATGTGCTCCCTGATCCACCGAATAAATCTAATACTGTCTGCCCATGCTCGGATGAGTTTATTATTGCCTCGGTGCATAATGCCACTGGCTTCATTGTCGGATGTTTTTGGCTCTTGGTTGGTTTGTCATGTCGCCAAATATCTGTCCTCTGGCGCTTTCGTATTACGCTACCCTCTTTTATTTCTCCCTTTAGTCTAACCTTGAAGCCTTGGAATTCTATCAATGTGTATCCGTCCTTGTACGATGTTTTAACTTTCCGCAAATCTTCCCACACATTTGCTTTGCCTCTGTCATCTGTAAAAAAGTGATTGGTTATTTCTTTTGACCATCCGTACAGTATTGGCTCGTAGGTATGCTGGTAGTCCGCCCGGCTCAGTGTAAAATTATTTTTTACCCATATGATATATGATTGCCAGTGTCCGCCTTTATGTTTGAATGCTTTTGTTAGGTTTCCCAGTTCACTCGAGCTCATGCATATGTAAACTCCGCCCTTGGTAAATTCTATTATATTCGCACAGACATCACTAAGGAATTTAAAGAATTGCTCATCGCTCATTTTGTCGTTTAAAATTACCTCTCGCTTTTTTTCTTTATTCCAATCGCCTGATGCACCTCCGGTGTAATCAACATTGTACGGCGGGTCTGTAAAACACATTTGCGCTTTGTGCCCATCCATCAACTTCTCCACGTTGCTTCGTTCCGTGCTTGATCCACACATTAGCCTATGCTCTCCTATCTTATAAATATCCCCAAGCTTTGACTGTGCTATTTCTGGAACGTCCGGGACATCATCGTCCTTTGGCTCGTTGTCTATAATCAAGTCGCTATCAAACCCGGTAAGCTTTAAATTTTCAAATGACATATTCTTTAGCTCCTCAATAACTAATTCCATTTCCCAGTCGCTCTCGTTCAGCTTATTGTCAGCTAATCGATAGGAGCGCGCTTTCTCCTCATCCAATTCAATGGTTAATACCGGGATTTCTGTCATGCCTAATTTTTGAGCGGCGAAGTATCTCCCATGGCCAACTATTATCACTCTGTTATTATCTGTTACCACAGGTTGGTTAAAACCAAAGGCTTTTATCGACTCTGCTATTTGTCGTAGCTGTTTCGGCGGGTGTTTCTTCGCATTCTTATCGTATGGCCGGATGTCCTGGATTGGTGTCTGGACTATATTCATTTATTCAACTTCAATTGTTATATTATCCTCAATCCCTTGGCATTTAAAATTAATGACATGAGTTCCTACTGTTTTGAATTCGTACTTGTACGGATAGTATGATACGACTTTTCCGTCTACCTTGGTTACAGCTCCAATTCCCTGAGTATCTTTTCCTGTTCCCTTAATCATTTTATTCTGATTTTTGTCTGTCGCCGTAACGTGGACGTTATGCCTCAGTGTAGCGTTCCCCTCGTCATTCCGGCATACCGCTCCTAAAACAATACTGTTCTGGTCTGTTGGCTCTACACTGCCCTCCTTGAGTGTCCCGTCTGGGTTAACTTGATAATCGTTAGCTTTATAAACTTTGCTAGTTTTTAATTTTATAATCTGTATACTCTTCATAGATATTTCCTCGTTAGTATTTAATGGTGGCTGAATAATTGGCTCTGTAATAATCGGTTCTTTTATTGTTGGGATGCTTACTGTCGGCTCTAGAATTATAACCGGTGCAATTACTGGCTCGGTTATTTCTGGCACACTACCAGCATATAATTTTTCTTCTAGAATTTCAAGTAAATCCTCGTTAGTTATTCCGAGTGAGTATTTGCGTAAAATTTCCCATGCATCCTGTGGCGTTGCCATGTGTATGCGAGTACCTTGCGGAGTTATTAGCCATGCCTCTCCTCGGCTTTCTACTTGTAGTAAAATTCGGTATTCTAATCGATCAGCGAGTGAGGCTGATGAACGCACGTTTATCGGTATTAGTAAGATTGCTATTAATGCTAAAATTGTTAATAACTGTTTTTTAAACATAATTTTTTATTAATAATAAATCACTTATCAATGCCCGCAGTACGAGCATTGGAAATAATCTATGCTAAGTGTTTACCCTCTACGCCACGTTTTTCTCTGTTCTTTGTTCTTTCGTTAAGCCACATCAATGCTTCCTCCATTTTAATAATTGCATTTTTATTTTCTCTACAAGTAAAACGAGAGTTTAAATTTTTCAGCCTTTCGATAGATATCTTTAACATTTCTTCGAGAGTTGTACCGTTATCATAAGAACCGTCATCGTTTAATTTATAGAAAGTTACTTTTTGAAATTTCTGAGTTCCCTCTTTATCTTCGGGACTAGAAAAATCTCGCTTGAATTGCATTAAAGCATATTCATTTACTTCTTCTGTTTTTTTTGGCTCTACCATTTGTTTATGATTATTAAATAAACTAATAAATTTGTCTGCTTCCATACGATCGTTCTCTTTTTCTTCTTCATCTAATTCTGTGTAAGGAGTGTTCATTTGTCTTTTTAAAGCTAAATAATAGTTTAAATTAATTATTTTTCCTCCTCCATCTTTATCTCTACATTGACTAAACAAATATTTCATCCACCCAGACCATTGCTCATGGCAAAGTGAAGCCAATCTCTCTCTATAAATTTTTTCAACTTCTGTCATATATTTATTCCCTAACAATTGGCGGTTTCTTCTCTGCCTCTACTAACATGCCACAGCTAGTTACTAATACTGAGGCGATTGATACTGCGCTCTCAACTCCTGCTAAAAGCGTTTCTGATGGGTCTATAACGCCAACCTCCATGTATCCTCCTATTTTTCCTGTAACAACGTTCTCAGCTGAGTTGGGCTCTAATTCTATCTCATCTAATCCCATGTTATCCCTTAATTGTCTTGCTGGATATTGTAATGCCTCATTTAAAAGCTGGCTACTTGTATTAATTCTAGCTAAAGCAAGTCCTGCTCCACAAACTACTCCGCTGTTGTAAGCCGCCTTTACTGAATTAACCACATCCTCAACTTTATATTTCAACGCTTTCAGTTCATTTTCAGTAGGTGCGCCTACTTTAATTACAGCGACCTTATTCGTAAACATTGATAATCGTTTTTCTAATTCCTTTTTGATTCTCTCGCTCTCTTCTTCCTGGATATTTTTTCTCAATGCAAATATTGCAGTATCAATTGACTCTTTATCTCCTTTAGGGTCTACAACTATTGACTCGTCCCGGCGACAGATAAATTTTGCTGCCCGGCCTAAATCAGATATTTCTACATTCTCTAGCTTATCGCCTTTTGCCTCGCTAAACATTTTAGCGCCAGTTAGCATTGCTAAATCCTCTAGCCATATTTTATTATTCTCTCCCTTTGGCGCGTTCACTGCTACTATCAAAAATTTTCCTTGCATCTTATTAATAATAATAGTTGATAGAGCTGACTGTTCTACTCCCTCGGCAATAATAACCAATTCTTTTTTATTGTCCTTTGACATTTTCTCCATTAACTTTATAACATCATTGACCTCTGTCATCCGGTAATCAGTTATTAAAATATAAGGCTTTTCTAAAACAGTTTCCATTCGCTCCGGATTGATTATCATGTACGGACTGATGTATCCGTTTTCTACTTTGATACCGTCAGTCATCTCTGTTGTCGTTTGCATTGTTGGTGACCTGTCAATGGTTATCACCCCGTCTTTTCCTATTTTGCTGTAGAGCTCGGCAATCATCTCGGCAATTTTTTCGTTATCAAATGACACCATGGCCACTTTTTTTAAATCTTCCTTACTTTCAATCGGAGTAGTCATTTCTTTAATCTGTTTTTTGACATCTTCTAATCCAGCCACTAATTCTTTTTCTACTTTTCTGCCATCTCGTTTTCTATGAGATACCTGGTCAATAATTGCCTGTAGCATAATTAGTGAGCTGGTAGTTCCATCACCAACTCTGTCATTCGTTCTAACCGCTACCTCTCTTATAACTTGAACGATTGCATTCTCGGCTGGGTCTGGTAGTTCAAAGTCACGCGCTATTTGTACGCCGTCATCAACTATCATTCTGTATGGAATTTTAGAAATAACTACTTTGTTATTTGCTGGACCATAAGTCGGTTTAATAAAATCAACCATCTGATCAACTGCTGACTTTATAGTTTCAAATGTTTTGTCCTTAACGATTTTTACTTCTGTACTCATAATGAATTTTGTTAAATATTAATTATACATTTTTCCGGGTGGTAAACTTTATTATAAATCCTTTTTGTCGCTCCACCACGCTGACAAAAATTGCGGACGTGGGCTTTTAGATATTCAACATTATCTACTCGCCCTTTGTATCCTTTGTTAAATCTAAATTTTTTATTGCAAATATTGCACCGCTCCCACTTGTATTTCTTGTTCTGATTTATTATGTGTAAATCGTGAGGGATGCCTCGGTATTTGCAACCTAGTTCGTCTGTATATCTCATATTATTCCTCAATTAACGCTAATACGTCATCATCAAATAATAAAACATAATCCACTTCCTCATCGCTCTCTTTAAGACTGATTTGCTCCCCGGCAAATGCTCCGTAAATAACACGGTCATCTTTTTTAATATCGTCAATTCCCTCGCCGACTTCAATGACTGTACCCATAGCTTTTGACTCTTGCTCTACATCGTCCGGCGTGATAATCCCACTGTCGCTTACACGAGATTTTTCATCGTCCGGCTTTACTAAAACTTGTTTTTTTCTTGGTTTGATTTTAATCATATTTATTGTAAGTCAGATAATTTAGTATCCTTGCCCTCGCTTTTATTGCGCGAGATTATTTTCGCTCTAGTTTCGTCCTCGTCCGATGGGGGAATGTATATAAATCCCTTAGGACGAGGACTCTTATTGTCTACGGCAGTTTGCACCGACTCAATTCGCTTTTCGATTACTCGGCGAAAATAAGTTAGCGTGGTGATTATTATTAACGCTATGAGTAATCCTGTAATTGTTCCTAGTGCAAACATCATATTAAGCCTCCGATAATGCTTCGTCTTTTTTAACTTCTTCTGCTCCCGGTTTAGCTCCCTCAGCTTGCTTTTTAATTTCCTCAGCGTCAAATAATTGAGGCATCGCTACTGTTCGTCCGTCTGGAGTAAAAGCTGGCTTTGCTCCTAGCACGAGGTTATATTTTCCTAGTAACGTTTTCAATTCTTCGTTGAATTGATTTACCCTTAGATTTAACTTGTCTTGTTTAATTTGCTCTGGTGTTTTTTCCTCTTTTGGCTCTGCCATAAAAATTGTTATTAATTTATAATTATATTATATCACTTATCAAATGTTATGCAAGTTTTTAAAATTAGTGAGGAGATATTAACGTTTGTAACACCTCCTCATGTACATCAAATGAACATATCAAGATAACGTGTTTAAATTATACGTTTTCTTGAATAGGTACGTTATAGGTATACAATAGGGCTAGGTATACCTATTGAACAATCGTCAACGAGTGTTGAACAATCGTCAAGAACAATCTACTCCAAACCGCACGCTCCGCAATTCTTACTTGTTTTCTCCAAACTCGCTTTCTGTTTACGTAAGTCTGCTTCTTATCTCTGCATTTTCTACACAGAGTTTTATTATCAGGAATTACACGGTGGCATTTCCGACAATTAGACATTAGCTATCTCCTTTCTTTTAGTGTATGTTGCCGATAACTTTACAATACTTTATAAAATAAATACTATCTTCATCTTCATCTGGCATCCCTATAAATCCAGTGCCATGCCATACTACTTTGCTCATTACTTCTTCTTCCCATTTATCAGCTCCGTCTTTTCCATCATTACTTGTAGCTAAAATATCATCTTCAAAAATATCTGTACCATTCTTATCAGGAAGTCCAGTAAACTACCCTACTGTTTTAGGGTCTACTTCGTGCATATTTGGCACGCCATTAGTAGTGCCCCATAAGATATAAGATTTCTCCCAATGTTCAAATAAATAACCTTGAACCCAATCTCCTGTATTTTTAGTTTTTCCACGAAATTTAATTTCTCTCATATTATTTATACAGTTAATTAATTAGTTTTTCTTTTAGGATTAAATCCATACTATTGTTGGTTTGCCTGTATATTCTATTTCCCAAACATACCAAGCAAAAGCCATTGTACTACTCATCTTTTTTCCATTATCATCAAGTTCTTTTCCATTCCTCATTAGTTGCTGTCGCTTTTTAAAAACATAAACTGTCCGTAGGGGTGTAGTTTCTAAATATGTTGCCCGCTTAATTCCCTCTAGTGCTTGTAGCTTGCCAAAAAAGATTACTTTCTTATTAGCCATCTGCAATGATTTTTCTAAAAACTCTTGAAATAAATTAAAAGGTGGGTTTGTTATTATTGTATTAATAGCTGTTATATCAGTTAAATTTGTTATCATATTTTTCAATGTTTCATCACTTAAAAAATCAACTCCACCGATTCCAAAATTTCTATATATTAAATCAGTTGATAAAATAGTACCAACAACTTCTTTAGATATATGCCCTTCTCCGCAAGCACATTCCCAAGCTGGATATATAATTGTTTCAACTTTAAGTAATGCTTTTACGCTATCTGGATGAGTAGCATAAAAATCATTCTCAACTCTACCTCGTGCTGGATTACCTCCAGCTAGTTTACCACCTTCTCTCATATTATTTATACAGTTAATTAATTAGTTTTTCTTTCTTTAAATAAATCAAGCACTTAGCACGAGCGTCTGCTTCTATTTCATCAGAAAAAAACTTTCCATCTAATATTTCCAATCCAAATTTAAGTGTATCAATATGATAAATAATATCGGCGTTAGCACTTTTTAACATCTCCATTATCTCACTAGCTGTCGGGGCTGGGATATATTTAGCATTCTTATAAAGTCCTTTAGTCGTTGTAACTTTCCACTTTCTATCATAAACAGTTTCAGGCATTAAAACTATATCTTCATCAGTCCAATAAAAGACAGTCTTGAATTTAATATTTAACTTTTCAAATTGTTCGCAGTACGAAAGGTCTGCTACTAGGTTTTTCATATTTTCTACTTTAAAATTTCCATGACTTCATCTATCCCACCTAAAATATACATCCCTCCGTTAGCCTCCCAGTCCTCTTGAAACTCTTTCTGTCTTTTGCTCTGCTTGCCGTCCTTGGCTTTCACCTCTATTTGTATAACTTGTCCGTCTTTTATCACTGTGAGGTCAGCTAAGCCGGCAAAACAGCCTAGTCCAGCAAGGTTGTGGTAGTAAAAAACTCCCTTAAATTTTAGATATTCTTTTATTGATTTTTTTTCGCATGCTTCTGGAGTCATGTAGATTTTTAATGTTAGTTATATTATTTTTTATTCCGTTTAATTTTATTCGTTCTTTTTTCGCTTGGAATTCATATGTGCCTTTAATTTGACTTTTGCCACCTGGGTTATTTCTCCCCTGCTTGCTCCTGTGATCACGGTGCTGTCTGTGGCCGAGTTCCTTGTAAAAGGTCTTTACACTACGCGCTGGCATATAGTAAGTATCCAAACCTTGCCATGAGATAAATACCAAATGCTATTACTAGAAAAGCATCGAATCTATTTTTTACTATATTCTCATGAGTATTTATGTAAATAACTGATGATAATAATGCGATTGCAATAATTGTTGCTTCAAACATATTTTTAAACCTTAGTTAATTCTGGGTAGAATTGTAAATTAATTTTAACGTTTTTGTCCCGGGCATCGACCCATTCCCCACAGTGCATTTTTGCCTTTGTGCCATCGTGTAAATCTCTTACTGAATTTTCTTTCTTAGCTCTAATTATTATTTCGTCCTCCCATGCTCTGTTGTTGAAAAATGTTTCGGGGTTTTTTCGGTACTGCTTTTCTGGGCAGGCTTTTAAATATTCCGGGATGTAATTAATAATTGCTTGCCTCTCTTCGTCTTTTAGTTTAACCCACTTCTTTTCTGCCTTTGGCTTGCCGACCTTTTTGTCATATAAATTCCAGAAGAACTCGAAGTCTATATTTATATTTTTCTTTATTACTTTAACTTCTTTATTACTTATGCCTTGGGTTTCCCCTGTCGGGTATATTGCCCGACAGGGATTTTCCCTGTTAGGCTTTTTCCCGATTTGGCATTTTAAATAATAACTAACTTTGCCTGTCTTTAATCTCTTGCGTTCAAGGTATCCAGTTTTTTCTAGCTCTCTTAAACCCGATAAAACGCCATCAACTCCGTCCTTTGAGTCGTTTGCTATTCTGTCTGAAGAAAAATCCCAGCCGTCTGGCTTAGAATATAAATAACTATAAATTCCTTTGGCTTTGAACGATAAACCGCTGTCATATAAAAGTATATTTGCGACCTGCGTAAAACCTATTGATTGTTTTATTAATTTATTCATGCGACAAGCATTATTAAGTTATAGCATAAAAGCCGTGTATCGTTCTAGCAATCCGCAAAGATTTTTGTGCTATTACAATAAACGGCTTTTACGCCTTTGCGGACTGTTTATATTATACTATATTTTTATGGTTTTGTGGTGTGGATAAGATTATTTTCAATTAAATAAATTAGCATTTTAGCACGAGCGTCTGCTTCGGTTTTTGCAGTACCTCTTGAACCATTTATTGCCAAGTCCAAATTTCCACCGTAGCCACAATACCAATAATCGCCACTATCATTGCGCCAAATTTTTAAATGATTTTCCTTATTATTTTTTAATACTATCGTTGGTAAAAGTTTTCCTAATTCTGCTACTGTGAAAGCGGAAACTATATTTTTTTCAGGGACCCACGCTGTAATTTTTGTTGTTTGTTTCATCAAAGTATAAGTAACTTCAATTTGCCAATCTTTATTTTTTTTATCTTCTTTCGGATTAAACCAACAAAACAAACTCTCTTGTTTCACACCTAATTCTTTTAATTTTTTAGCAAGCTCTAGGCTTACTACTTGGTCTTTTAATTTCATAATATATATTAATTAATTACTCTCATCGTCCCATCCTATATTATCAGGCAACGGAATTTGCACTTTTAAATAATCCGCCGCCCACACTCTAATTTGTGTCATCCAGTCTTCCCACTCAACCGTGTTTAATTTCGCACTGCCCTTAAAAATAGGTAGTTGGTCATCTCCAGCTACTCTCAAAAACTTAGCTTTCATTGATTCGTGCATCTCGTCTTGGCTGTACCCAGTGCTTTCACAAATCAATGGCAAAACTACAGCCCAGTAGTATCCGTTCTGATTTCCTTTCTCATTGTCTTGTCCTGTTGTTCGGCACTTTCTAAATTGAGCGACTGAAATATTAACTTCGCTGTCTTCTTTGAAGTTTATTTTTAGCCAACGGTTGTAACTGTATGAGTCGTTCAAAACAACTTTTCCGTCTTTAATTTTCCCCTTGAATTTTGGTCGTGGTTTTGACATTTATTTTTCTTAAATTTTTACCACAAAATGAGCAAATAGCCAACAGGCTTTGTGTTCTGCATTTTGGGCATATAATAAATTTACTTTTTTTCTTCTCCTTTTCCCATGGTTTTTTGTCTGTCATAATTTTATTTTTTATCTTGTTTAAAATTAAACCAACTAGGATAAAATTTAAAAGATACGCCAGAATATTCTACTTTAAAATATTCTATTGTTTTCAAATTAAATTTTTCTCTTACTTTCGCTTCAAAATCTTTTTCTACATCACGCATTTCTTTTTGCAATAGCTCTATTTTTTTCTCTCGTTCTTTCCATATTACCTCCATATCTTCTTGATGAATTTCGGCATAATAATTTTCTATATTACCAATATCATCTTTTTTACTTCTTAGAGAAGACGCTACTTTTTGCTCCTTAACTTCTTTAATTTCATTTTCAAAAACTTCTACTACTTTTAACTCTTCAACACAAGTTGAAAATCCAGTATACTTTTTATAATATGCAGATTTTAACTCATTTAAACTATTTTCTGAATTAACAAATAATTCGTGTAACTTTATAACTTTTTGTTTAGCTGTTACTTGGCTAATTGTAATTTTAAATGTTTTCATATAAAAATTGTTTAGGTATTCTCGGTGAATAAATTGTGCTTAATTGATTTAATTCTAAACGCCAGTCAATCATTCCCATAGTATCCTGCAATTCGTCTATGTTAGCTCGTAAGAGCGCGACATACCGATTATAGTTTTTATCCATCGCCTCTCCGCTGTTGTGTGCCTCACAGCAGGGGACAGTTGCCCATGGGTCTATGATTTGCCTGCCTTGGTAAGTCCAAGCATGCTCCCATGTTATCCTGCCCCTGCAGTCGTGGTTTGGCGCTCCTGGGTATTGGTAAATACACAAAGCCATGAATGGGTCGCGCGCAATTTCCTCTCTAATTTTTTTCGGTATTAACCTCATCTAATAATTCGTTAGCTATTTTAACGCAGAGCCTCTCAAGTTCCTGCTCCAATTTCTGCGGTACGCTGTCATCTGTCGGGTGGTTAGCTTTCCATACCGCTCGTTTCCGTATCGCTAGTCTGTTGTTGGATATTCTGTCTTTGTGAAAAAGTCCTATAGTAAATCCGGTTATGATGTGAGGCTCTATCGTTACCTCGTACTCTCCCACAAATAAGCGCAGGTAGTGCTCATTTTTTCTGAGTCGTACTGACTCAAATTCGTCTATTGAATTAATCATGATAGCTCCTCCATGTGTTTTCGGTATTCACGAGTTATCTCGCACGAAACACGTTTTATTAAATTACCCATCTGCATTAAATTCCCGAGTGTTTTTTCTGTATGGAAACTTTCCATGTTTCCTGTTAGCTCAATTCCTCCGTCATCGGAATTCATTGTTTCAAACCAGTCAAGATGAATTTTCGGGGATAAAACTTTAAACTTTAAATAAATAAGTAGCGCGTAAAAATCAACCTGCCCGAGCTTGTCCGCTCTGTTCTGCGTCCATTTAGTCTTGCCTGTTTTGTATTCTCTGAATGCGTGTGTTTTTGAGGCGTAAGTATCTAGGAAACCAAGTAATGGAATTATTCCGAATTCAGTTTTAAATCCAACCTCTATTTTCTTTTCCATAACGTCATATCTCTCGGCTAGTTGAATTATTCCAATCATGCTCTGATCCTCGACTTCTTTCCCGTCCATTGCCTCTGCGAATGTTTTTCCGAACCTCATCTCCTTACTTACGAATGTGTCCTCGCCGTAAAAATACTTTTTAATGTATTCCTTACGGCGAGTTTCCCACAAATTTAACTGCGACCAACTCAAGTATCCTTTAGGCAATAATATTTGTTTTTTCTTTGCCATATTATTTACTGTTAATTACGTCTACTCTAGCGTTGCATAAATCTTTCAAATCTTTCTTCTGCTTTGCGATAAAAATATTAAATGATTTATTACTGTCAATCATCTCTGTGTAAGCTATCAATCCGTCTGCATTATTACAACTACTTATCATTTTTGTAGCCTTATAATATTGCTGTGCTGGCGTTTCTACTGGCGGTGCTGGCTTGGCTGGCGGTGCTGTCGTTGGTAGTCCAGTGTTCCGTGCATCATCATCATCATCTCCTGTCATAATACCAAATGCGTTACAAAATGCGTACCTCTTAGCAAACGTTGTCGCTGAAGCCGTAACCTGTGAGGCTGACATAACTCCTGTGCTAGTTCCTAGCGGTACTGTCATTGCACTCTCTTCGGAGTGTCCTAATTTATGCTTAACTACGCACGTAGCCTTTATGCTCTTGTCGGCTAGAATATCAGTTTTTATTAGGTAGCTAAAATTATTATTTTTAATAATTTCTTTTACCTGCTCGACTATGCTTTCTAGCGGTGCATATTTATAAGCGACTACTCCTGCTTTAGTTTTTGCCCCATCCTTTTTCTTTTTAATGGTCGGGCACTCTCCTTGAAAATTAGCCATCGCCTCGTCAAACTTTTCTTTTGCGAATTCAGCTTTTAATTCACGCCTCATGGCCATTAATTTCTCCATTGTTTCAACTGGCGTTTCTTTAGCTATCGCCTGCGATATTAAAGCCTCGGCTGAATTAACGCTTGGTGCTAAACTCTGCTGTTTAATAACTGGCTCAATGTCTGTTGACTCTACCTCTACTATTTCGCCCTCTTTAGCTTTCGGCTTTTTAGTAGTCTTTGTTGACTGGTTTTTTTTGACTGTCATAAAATTAAAATAAAAATGTAAATAAAATTAATTTATAAAACGTTAGCGATTGTTTTCTCGCTCTTTACTTCTACCCCTTTTATTTCAATACCTGCTTTTGCATCCCTGCTAATTAATGCCATGTTAAGCATTAAATATTTGCGTGGTATTAAATTTTCGTCTTTGATGTAGACTTTTTTTATAGTTCTAAACTGTGCCGAACCTGCCTCTGTCTTTACAGCTTTTTGCTCTATGCCTATATCATCCAGTTTCTTCATGCCAGTGTCCATTCTCATTGTTCCTTTATCAACTCGCTTTTCTATTTTCTCCTGTTTGGCTACTCGTTCAGCCTCGACCTTTGTGTGGTAAGTAAGCATTTTTTTCTTGATTGTGCCTACTGCCTCGCTTTGTGCAAGCTCTATCGGTTTAAATAATTCTCTTGCACTTTTTAACGCCTCGTTTAGTGGCTTAGTGATTTTTTCTTTACGCTCCTTTAACGATTTACAAATGCCATTAATTTGGCTCATAATCTCTGTTGCTCTTGTCATTTGCTCTTCGTTTTCGATTGTTAATGCGTTTGCGAGTTCAACCGCTACGGTTGCCTCTTTTTTAACTGCCTCTACCTCTTCGGTAGTAATTGACTGGTTTTTCATTTTTTTTTCTCAATAAATAAAAAAGGCTAATTAAATAATTAACCTTTGTGTTGCTCTATATAATCTATTAGATTTTTCCCCTTGATTAAATAAACTTTGCCCCGGCCCTCTCCTATAATCCAAGTCTTTAAAATGTTATCGCCGAGCATGTCCTCCATTACTCGGTTGCGTACTGTTGGATAAGTTCCTGGGATTACTCCCATGTCAACTACTTGCTGTAGTTTGTAGGTTTTGTTTTCGTCTATTTTCTTTTTCATAATTTCGTTATGTTAATATCTCTTATTATATCACTTGTTAAATATAATGCAATGTTAATAACTATTTATCACTTGCCGGTGTACTCTAGCCTTGGCCAGAGCACCCGGCGCATGAATTTATTATTTTATTAAATAATTTTTTATTTTATTGTTACTCCTAGCCGTTTCGTTCCCCACTGTAACGCCTCGGTTTTATTAGTCAGTGGCATTGCGATGTCTACTCTATTTTTGTAGCGACTGTTCATCCTGTCCCGGACTATGCAGTCGTCGTATCCGTCAATGTGTAGCGTAGTTCCTAGCTTTACGAAGTTAGCGGCGCAGACTTTCTGTCCGGTTGCTAGTGCCTCGCATAAATCTCCCCCGTCAGCCCCGATGCATGGAGTATCGTCAGTTTGCCATACATCGCCTACATTGTAGGCAGTAATCTCTCTTACAACCCTGTTTATTGTCGCTACGGCTGGCGTGGCTGGCTTTTTTACCGGTATTAAGCGATTTATGTCTATCTCGCCTATTGTACCGCTTAGGATGTCATATTCCTTTGATTCGCTTGCTTGTGCCTTTGGGCTAAATTCTTGAGGTGCTCGGTAAAATAGAATTGTGCTTGCTATTGTTACTAGTGTGATGACTGTTAGTGATATTTCTACCACCTCTCTGATCGCATTACTCTTTTTTGGTTGAAACTTTTTGTACGTGAATTTGTTTTGGTTTTTCATATTTTTTTAGTTATGCGTCCAGGCCATTCGCTTTTGAATTGGCGTTAGCACTGGAGGGTTATTAAATTTCGGAGCGTTGTTTATTTTTTGTATTCTCCCTACTTCGCTTTCTAAGCATTTAAACTCTGTCCGGTATTTATCCATTTCATCCTCGGTTAGCTGTTTGTTTTTTATTGCGTCATAAAGCATATACATTTTTATCTTTTTTGCATGCGTTGACTTTGGATTGTATTTAAGTAATTGATTCATATTGTTCTTGGCTCTCGCCGTCTATGTGGTCGCACATGAGGCAGTGGCCGTATTCTTTAATAAATTGTTTGTCCTCTTCGCTAAATGTTTCTCGTCCGCACCTTTTGCATGTTATCGTTTTTGGCATGTTTTTGAGTTATGGTTAAGTGAATAATATACTTTACATTTTTTGCATTGTTTTAATCTGTCGTCAGTCTTAACAAGTTTGTTGAGTGAGTTTGTTAAAGTGATTTCAAATTCTTTAGTTTTCATATTTTTTTTATTACGGCAGGTTATTCCCTGCTTTCTTATTTCTATGACTTATTATATCACATATAAAAGATAATGCAACCCCCTGATTGTGGATAACTAAAAAAGCCCCTAGGAAGGGGCTTTTCAAAGAGTAGTAAACATAGGTATACCAGCAACCTATGCTCGCCACTAAAAATCTTTTTCTTTTTCTATTTCATTAAATAATTCCTCGCTTATCGTTTGTCCTAGTCCGTGGTTGGCCATGACATAAAGTGCGGCCGCTCCCTCTCTCCCTTTTTTCACTTCGTGAATTTTTCCGTCAATTATAATTCCTTTGCGTCCTTTACCGTCCCCCTCTATCACAACTTTTTTTTCATTGTCCTGCATAAATTTATCTAACAATTTATTATTTTTGTCTGATTGAATTTCTGCTAAATCCCAAATAATTTTCGGTAGGAATGGCTCTGGGTCAATGTATCCTAAATAACCATTGCCCATAAATATCTGTTCAAAATCTCCTTTATTAGTTCTGATTAACGGTCTTGTACCAAAATGTAAATGATGCCCGGTGCTATACCCGGTACTATCTCCGTATCCTAAAATGTCGCCTGCCTCGTACCACTTATAAGGCTCTGCAATAATTCTATCAAAGTGTCCGAATGGAATTTCTAATTTTACGCTATCCCCATTTAAAGTCTTTGTTTCAGTTTCTGTCCATACATGAAATCCGTACCCTCTGTCAGAGTTTGCTATTCTATTTACCCATAGCTTACACGGAGCTACTATCGGGCATCCTTTCTTAAATGAAAAATCTAATCCGTTGTGGCCAATCATTCCGAACTGCTCGTACATTTTTTTATTGCCTCCGAATTTCTGTGAGAAGTCCGGTCGCCATTGTTTTAGGTTGCTGTATTCGCGCGGTCGTCCGTCCCACCATTCTCCGTCCTTTATAGGAAGTTGCATTTTAAATAATTGTACAAGTTGTTGCTCGTTCATGTTATTTATTACTTTTATATTCCTTTAACTTATTTAGCATTTTCTGTGGAACGTAAAAACCTAAATTACCAGCATTCTCCATGACACTTATTAACTCGGTTACTGCTAGAAATGCAATAATCGTTTCATCTATTAATGGCACAAAATGGCTTGTGCCAATTTCTGTCATCCTCCCTGCGCTTATCAATACAAAATATACTACCACTTTTATCGCTGTCCGTAAAGCCGTGGCACTTTTAATTTCTACTCCTGTTTTTTTTGCGGCTGCAATTCCTATTATAAAATCAAATATTATTAATATCAGAATTGCTACCATTGCATTTTTTAAGGTGCTGTCAAATAGAAATGCTATCGTTCCTAAGCCGACACTAGCCATCGTCTTAAAAATAAAATCATCGAACATTTTACCCACAAAATATTTTGTACTTGTTGCTATGTTTATTACTGGATGCATATTATCTTTTAGTTCCTAATGTTGATTTTTTCTTGGTTGTTACTTCTAATAAATCACGCAATGCTTTTAACTGATTTTCTTTAGTTACTCCGCGCGCTATGTCTAGTCCAGCTTTTGCTCCTCGGATAGCAGCGCCCGCAACGTTACCTCGTGCTAGTTCTGCTCCTGCACCTGCCACATCCTGCGCTCTTCCTATACCTTTTTCTACTTGACCTAGAAAACTTGATGGTGCTTCCGATCCAATTATGTTTTCTAGCAAGTCAGCAAAATTAGCCTGGGTCACTATATCCTCGTCAATTTCTAGTCCATATTTTCTCGCTACCTTTTGCATATCATCTAGTAGTCGTAATAAATCGCTACGGCTCTGTGTATTGCTTAAAACACGTCTTAGCGTTGTTCCTGCTTTCATTGTAGAGAATGTATCGCCGACTTTAAAGTTTCTGCCCATAGCTCTTGCTATCTCATCTAGCTGTTGGATTGTTTCAGAAAACTGAGTATTAACTCTATTATATACTTTGAAATTGCTATCCAGTAATGTATCAGCATCTCGGCGCAATCCCTTTAACATTCTTTGTGCTGTCCCAGATAATCCATCCGCAGTTTTTCCATATGACACATTCTCGTCTATAAATGTTTTTAGTCTATGGAGTTCTAGCGCATCTCCACTCCGTGCCACTCTGACTGACCTCTCCCATATTCTCTGGAATGTTTTTTCAATTGGTCCAAGACCCTCAAAGTCTGAATTTTTAAATTTTAATTTTGTACCTCGTTTTGTAATTGTAATTCCTCTGCTTCTTAAATTATCAGCAAATTTCTGGACTAGCTTAACGGCATTGACTGGTTTTCCTTTTAGCTTTTGCGCGACTACATTTAAACTTTTAGCCGCCTGTTTATTTTTAACTGCAATGTGAGTTGCCTGCTTCATAAATGTACCGCCTACCACATCAGTCGCTCTATCGGTTATTCGTTTATTAGTAGCTTGGCTCTCTCTGATTGTAAGCATCTTAGCCATTTTTGTTTTATCTTTCCTGGTTGAATTTTTAATTAATGCAACGTCAGCCTCCGGGATGTTTTGTTTTACCGCCGCTCTAGCTTTCGGGTCATTTACAAGTTTTCCTTTTTGTAGCTTTTTTGTGGCCACACGAGCGTCCGGTGTTTTATTCTTCAGTAACGCAGTTTGTTCTGCACGTTTTGCTATCGGCTCTGTAACAGTTCTTTTTGCCTTATTAGCTAAACGACTAGCACCTGAGAATGCAACAGGAATAGCCGCACCAAACGGTGCACCTATTGCGGCTGCTTTTACTCCCTCGCCAACTGACTCTATAACTCCTTTGTCCTCTTGGAGTGCTTGGCCAGTGCCAAATGCGAACCCACTTTTTGCGCCCTCCTTAGCTCCAGTCTTTATCGCAGTGCCTAATGTTTTTTTTGCGACTTGTTTTCCTGCCGCTACCGCACCGCCACCACCAACAAAAGTGGAAGCAATTTCTGCTCCAGTTCCAACGACATCCTTAGCTAAACCGCTAAAGTCTTTTGCCTTGCCCTCATCGTCTATTCCGATTGGAGTCGCCTCGCCAAAAAAACCAAAATCAACGGGATCTGATATTGTCTGTAATCTCTCCTTGTCCCCGGTTGCTAATGCTCCTACTGCTTGCGCTGAACGAATACCACTTGCCGCCGTTCGTAAAAATGGACTAGCAATTCCTTGTGCTAAACTCTTTAAAATACCATTTTTATCGTCTGGCTGTTCTACCGGCTTTTCTATTCCTACTTTAGCGCGCACTTGCTTTATGCGTTCTTCAACTGATTGAGCTTGTGGCTCTACTGGTGCACTCGCTGGCTGGTTTGTTTTAACTTTATTTCTTATGCGTTGTATTCTTTGGTCTATTGTTTCTTCAGGCATAAAATCCCTCCTGTATGGCTATTGCCTCGATTAAGCTATCGAAGTCAATTTGTGCCGCTTTAGTATTTGGGTCAATTCCAAGAATGCTGGCCACTGCATTTGCCCATCCCTGGTCCTCTGCATAAACCTTTCCTATTTCTATTATTGTTGGGTCTGCTGGTACGCTCCTCGAACGTCCAGATATTTTTGCCGCAATATCTTGTTGTAATGCTTTGAAGCCGTCCTCTGGTGTTGCAAATATCAAATGATTTTGGTCATCAGTTCCTATCGCTAATGCATCAGCTAAACCACCGGACTTTACATTGCCCGGGTTATTATTACGCTGAGGTCTATTTCCTCCTGATGTTGACTCTTGAGTATTCTTGCCTATAATTTCAGCTAACTCTTCATCGGTTGCGTCTGGGAATTTTTCCAAGTATTCTTCTGCACTCATATCCGGACTGTTTATAGCACGCATTCTTTCAAAACTACTTCTTATTCTATTTAAAGTGCCTTGCAATTCACTCGTGGATTGTCCTATGTCAAGCGAGCCGGCAACACTTTGCAAGAATGACAACTCACGTTCTGACACTTGACCTAGAGCGCCACCTGTCGGAGATGCAAGCCTCATTTTTTCTAATGCGTCAAATCCAATTAATGCTTTCACTGTATCAAGCGAAGCGTTTAAATCTCTTGCCTCACTACCAGGTAAAAATTGACCAATAACACGTCCAAATGGAGTATTGCCACTACTAAGCACGCTTCCTGACGATATAAATTCTAGCACTTTATCGATATTAGTTATGGCAGTGTCAGATTGTTCTTGAGTTCTTTGTTGCGCCAATGTTGCTTCTGATGGTCTTTGTGCATTAATCCTTGCTACTTGATTTTTTAAATCGTCAGTTGGTACATCACTCAATTTAGCTTTTCCTTGGTTTATAAGGTTAGCCCAGTTTTGAGCGTCAGCGCTGATCGTGCCACCTTGACCATCTCCGACACTTCCACCTCTAGCTATAACATTGCCCTCGGCATCAAATCTTATTTGGTTTTCACTTAAAGTAAAATCTTCAGCGCTTTCTGCTCCTGTTGGTCCAGAAGCTACTGTTTCATATTCTCCAGTGTCAGGGTTAAACTGTACAATAACTTGCCCTGTGCCAAGAGTTGTTGGCGAACTTAAATCACTCGCCTTTTTTTCTTCGGCCGCTAGTCTTTTATCTGCCCTGGTAAGTGCAAATTTTGATGCTTCAATCGATGATGTTCTGGCCGCCTGTAAACGTGACAATTTCTTTTCTAATGGCTCGGCTAATCCTAAAGCTCTGCGCTCTACGGAAGAAAGTTGGCCGGTTATAAATTCTAGTGCTATCGGTTGGTCTTGTATTCCTCGGAATGCTTTTTGTGTTGATTCAATTAAATCATCCAAGTCTTTTTGAGTTGATAATTCTTCTGGAGTTATTTTTGCGCTTTCTATAGTAATTTCTTCAGCTGCAGTTACCGCTTTTTGTGCCTCGGTTGTAACAGGTGCGGCTGGTGCTTCTGGCTGGGTAGGCGCTCCGGTTGGTGTTGCTCCAGGAGCAGTGACAGGAGGAGTTGGTTGGAATCCCCTCGCTGTAGCATAAGCTAAATTTGCATCATCTTCTTCGTTGGATGTGCCTCCTTGCTGTCTTTGAAAAGCCGCGTTAAGTCCTATTAATTGCTGGTCATCAAATTGTATAGGTGACGGAGCGACAGGAGCGCTAGGAGCGCTAGGAGCGGTAATTTGAGAAGCTATCGGCTGTACCGTAGGAGAAACTGGTGGCGTTGCTGTGCTTGCTATAGGAGTTAATGGGATTGTTCCCTGCGGAGTTAAGCTAGTGTTTAAATTAGGTATAGTCGGCGATTGAATATTTGGCGCAATAAGTCCTCCGGGAGTTTGTCCAACAGTTAGCTTACTTTGTGCCGAAGTAGTTTTATCCCTACTGCCTATCCCAGCTAGTAATGAAATCGGATTTATCTTTTTATTAATTTGTTTTACTCTGTCTAGAAATGCCATATATTTATAATGTTACTGTTAAGTTTGGATTTATTATAAAATCATCACGCCCATCATCTACCACCATTGATAAATCGCTCATACTGTAATCTTTAAATAATCCGGATATACCGTCAGCTACCATTGACTTTAATTCGTCCTTACGAATGTCATTCTCCTTTGACCAGTATTTATAAGCTGCGTAATTTGAAAGCAGTCCATGATATGCCTCTGGTAACAAAGGCATCTGTCCTATAGTGAAAGCCTGCGCTCCTGCGGTTATTGAAGTTCCTCCGTATCCTCGCACCAACTCAAGATTTGTAGCATCGGTTATTGAGGATATTTCGTACCACAATCCATCCCCAGCATCAGCTTCATCGTCTAGCGTAATGCTCAACCAACGGCCGGTCATTGGGTTTGTGAGAGCCGTGCCATTTAGTACGACTGTTTCATCTCCGTTCACTGTGGTGGTTATTGTCCCGGTTGTATAATCAGCTACAGCTAAATCAGTAACTCTGATTTTTGTGTTTAATGATATAGTATTTCCAGCGCTTACTGGCACTGGCCATACTCCTATTTGTCCATTGTATATAAACCAATATTCCGGGGTGTCAGAATTTACCTGGCTATAATGTAGGTCGTCCCAGAATTTACGACTCGGTACTGGTTTTGGATTATATCGAGTAGCGCCAATTGTTATAAATACGCTTTCCACTTGATCGACATCATATGGTAAGTTAACAAAAGATGTGGCCGCTTTAGTGTCTACTGTCCTTAGTCTATGTAAAAATGGCCAGTCTGCCATTGACAATAATTTGCGATGAAAATCGTTCATTATTTGGTCACCGTAAGCTAGGTTAGCAGTTGAAGTATTTTTGGATTCTACTCCGTATAAATTTCTCAATGTAGTATATGATTTCATATAGTTATTTTAACATTTTTATATCGTGAATGTAAGCTCTACGAATATTGTTATATTTACTAAATCAGTTAAAGCACCAGTATCCTCTAATGCTAATCGGTCGCCAAGTGCTAAATTTCTATTAGCCAATGTCGTAGTTAATGTTCCTTGTTGTACTGTATCTGCAGTCGTTTTCAAAGATAGCGCTGTACTCAAAACATCAGCTCCTGCTCCTATCGCCTCCGTCCCAGTTAATTTTTCTAGCATTAAAGTCACCGCGCCTGCGTCTGTGCCGGCTATCTGATGAACCTCATAAAAATTAGATACATGACATGCTCCCATTTGATTTATAAAAATTACTCCGTAGTTAGCAGCAGTCGTGACATCATTTCCGTATATCGTATGTGATAACCAATGCTTTCTATATCCTACACTATTAAATTCAACCTTGCTTACATCTGTTCCTAAATGGAAATGATCTTCTAGTGGCCGGTTTTTTAAATCATTAAATATTGAATTTAAATTTTCAATTTCTAATCCGATGTCATCAATTTTTTTTTGTGTTTCTTCGTCTATCATGGTAATAATCTTAATTCCTTAATTTCCACGTTGCCGTGATACTCTAATTGTAATTGTATATTTTCTAAATCTATTAAACCAATTCCATCATTGTTAAAGACAACCATACTGCTATCAGATACAAATGTATCCAACGTGATAAAAGCACTTGATGTATCCTTTCTATAACTGACACGAATATTGCCGGAGTTAGATGGTTTCGCCAATACTAATTCTAATTCAGAGTAAGTTCCTCTTTCAGTATTAGTAGCTATTTCAAAAAATTCTGATTGGTATACACATTCATAATTGGCATAACGACTAGTATCTACTCTGTCAGCGCCACTCGCATATCCTAATCGATAAAAATCATTGCTATCGGCTAATATTGATACTGGTCTGGTTGCTCCGGTAGACGGTGTATTGTCCTGTGTTATTCTTCCATCCGGATAGATAAGATAAACCCCACTAGCTGCCGAATTTGAAGTTGCTCCGATACCAACAACTAAAGCGTCCTGGTTAGAACCAATGCCTCCCCATGTTATTGGATTACTAGTGATACTGTTAGTATTATTTATTACATATTCAGGTAATTTTTTAAAATGTCTTACAAAACTTCCCTGTGTCATGTAAATATTTCCCTGTCTGCCAGCTTGGATATAGACAATTTCTCCAATATTTTTCATTCTACTTATTATTCTCTCTGGAACATTTATTGGTAATGAGAAACTATCGCTCACTCTATCCCAAGGATAAATTTTATTATATGACAGTCCTGATACTAAAAGGTTGACTCCTAATTCCTCTAGCCAAAAAGACACTTCTCCTTGCACCAAATCAAGCGCCTGATTATTGTATGTGTAAGTCGCCCCTGAAGCAGGGTCAAATACTTGTCCATCTTTTTCTCTTATACTGCCAACAAATCTGCCATCGCAAAAATATATTATATTATCCTGACCCACTATAGCTTTATGGCTATTTCTTGAACCCGCTCCTGAATTTAAAGTCTGCCATCCATTGGTCCATGATGGAGTTTGAACATCAGAGTCACCAAATACATCGACAACATCAACCGCTGCATTTCTGAAAGCAAATAAATATGTGGCAGTTCCATCGGACGTTCTAAATAACACTATTCCATTTCCGTCACTACTAGTTAATGTATTTCCAGTAATAAGCCACGTCGTTCCTCCGCTCTCCTCAACCCAAACTCTACCGTTAGAGTCTTGCATAAAACGATTAGAATTTCTAGAGTCAAATGCTATATCCTCAATAGTACCTGGATTGACGCTGGTTATCGTATGAGTCCCCGTGCCAGCGTCTGTAATGTCTATCTGCGTATCTCCCTCCGCATTAGCTCGGGTTGTTGCTAATTTAGCTGTAGTGCTACTTTCTTTTATAATAAAATAAATTGTACTTGTCGATAATCCGGCCGGCAACGTATTTGTAGTTGTCAAAGTAACGGCTGTTCCAGTCAATGGGACTGTGGCAGACATTGTTATAATATCTGTGCCAGCATCCGCCGTGAATTCTTTAGAGATTGCTGTTTGAAATACTGACTCTGTAATTTTACTTGCTTTCATCGCTCCCGGAAATTCGTCAATATTAACATTCCTCATCAGTGCATGTCCCTTATGAGGAGAGTCGGCAACTGCCTTATCAAAATCTCTAATTATTAATGGTGGTGTTGACATTTTTCTTTAGTTAAAATAGTTGAAAGAAATCTCCAGTAACTACTACTGGTATAGGAGCTGGTCTAAAATCATCATAATATGCATCACCAACCATGCCACTACCAGTATAAAGTTCTAATTTTTTTATTGTGTCATAACTATTATAAGTAGATGCATTTCCACTCCATTCGCTCCATTCTGATTCTCCGTATTCTCTAATCCTTGCTTTATATGTTGAACTACCTATGTTAAATTCTATTTCTAACTGATACCACGTATCAACTGAAAAAGATGCTAAAACCTCTTGATCGTTTCCTGCTCCTCTTGCTTTTATTATAATATCTCCATCAGGATCAAAAATAACCATCATTTGTGTTTTTGATCCACCGAACCAAACTGCGAAATAATTATTAGAAGATGTTGTGCTACTTTTTCTCATGGCGAAAACAATATTTCCAGAAGAAACTCCACTAAAATCACCACTAGCTATATATTTATTTCCAGCACTGACTTTAACAGCTTTAGCTCCTTCAGCTGTAACAGAAGTTTGTACACCGAAATCAGAATCACCAGACCAACTATCTTGTCCGTTTAAAGCGGCTGTATTTAAAGAATTAAAATTTTCTTCATATTTCCAAGCCATATATTTAAGTTTCGTTAGCTACTGAATTAATTAAATATTCTTCTATTTGCTCTTTTGTAGTGTGTTTCATTCCATATTTCTTATGAAATTCTTTGTGAGCCTTCTCTGATAAAGTAATACCGTTATCTATAGCTAACCTTAATTCTGGAAAATCAGCCCAATTATTAATATGATGTACTACCAAATTACCACCAACTATTCCATATTTTTGACAAGTATATCCATCTCTAGCAAAACAAGCATCTCTCCAAAGCTTGTATTCAATTCTTCCCATTTCAGTGTGTCTTTCTTTTCTGTAAATACCACCTTTCCAATTATGATGATTTTCTCCTCTTTTATTAAGCATCAT